ACTACGCGCGCAAAGGGTGGGCGACGGGAGCGGTCATCTGGAGTGCGGACGACATCCCGCTGTCGATCCGTGACCGGATGATCCCGGTCTTGGAGGACTATGGGTTTCGGTTCACCGGCAACGTCGTGCCGAGCTATGCCGGTGATTTTTCCGAGCGTATGTCGCATGCAGACATTTTGGCCGGCCTTAAGAAGGGGTGGGAGATCTGGACCCACGGCTGGAAACACGAGAACTTGGACTCGGTTACCGAGTCTGAGCGCGTGCGTGCACTTACCGCGGCGCGGGATTACTGGTCGCGCAGGGGGGTGCCCACCGCGGCGGCTCTGATGGCGTATCCGTTTGGGGACTACAACGTCGACGTGATTCAGTCAGCGCACGATCTCGGATATCGGCTCGCGCGAATCACGTCGCGCGGACTCACGCTGAATCCCGTAGCTCCCGCGTGCAGCCCTTACGCGCTGCCTGCGTATTCGCCCGAGGGCAAGACAAAGCACCAGGTTCTGTCGATGATCAATCGCTGCCGCAAAGCCGGCACTGCGATCATGACATACACGCACAACTGCGACGCAGGCGGCGCGGATACGGAGTCGGCGCCCGCAGGCGGGGTGTCATTCTACGAGGACCATTTGCGCGCATGGTGCGAATTCACCGCGAATGGGATAGCGGCAGGGGAGCTGATCGATGTCACCGCGACTGAATATTTTCGCGCATGCGGGATTGATCCGCTGATGCACACGCTGCCCACGGATATCTAATCCCCCTCGCGCGCCGAATCCCGCAGGCGCTCCTGCCTCAAAGCGCCTGGCGGCACCTAGTCGAGCAATCCGCTGATGCACACGCTGCCCACGGATATCTAATCCCCCTCGCGCGCCGAATCCCGCCAGGCGCTCCTGCCTCAAAGCGCCTGGCGGCACCTAGTCGAGCAATCCATGACATTCCTTTCCGCCACGCTCGGCCGCATTTTCCCCCGTTATCGCACGGTGGCCGAGTGGGCTGAGACCTATAGCAAGCTGGTCGCCGCCAAGCCGATCCAGGACAAGACCAAAGCCAACCGCGCGAGCTACATCAAGCGCTTGGTGACGCAGTTCGGGCGTCGGCATGTCGGCGAGATCCGGCCGCACGACATCGCCGGATTTATCGCGGGCGTTCATGCGCATCACCCGCACCTGGCGCGGCGCATGATGATCGAGGTGCGCGAGATGTTCCGCGAGGCCGTCAATTACGGCTGGATCGACCGCGACCCGTGCCACGGCATCCGCACCCCGCGCGTGAGGGTGGCGCGGCTTCGGCTCACGCTCGATCAGTGGGCGGCGATGCACGACTACGCCCGTCGCCGGCAGCCGCCCTGGGTGGCGTGCATGTTGCTGCTGGCAGTGGTGACCGGGCAGCGCCGCGGCGACCTGCGCAAGATGCGCTTCTGCGACGTGTGGGACGAACTGGTCGCCGGGGAGCCGCTGCCGCATCTGCATGTCGAGCAAGAGAAGACCGGCACGCGCATCGCCATTCCGCTGCACCTGCGGCTGCATGCCGTGGGCTTCAGCGTAGGCGAGGCGATCGAGGCCTGTCGGCTGTACGGCCCGGCGCCGGACGGGGCCAACGCCTTTTTGTTGCGCAAGAGCACAGGTGCGCCGCCGGTGGGCCCGTCGATGTCGTGGCGCTTCGAGCAGGCGCTCGAGATGGTCACGCGCCCGCGCGATCGCAGTGCTGATACCGATCCGCCCAGCCTGCACGAGTGCCGATCGCTGGCCGCGCGGCTGTACCACACGCAGGGCATTGCAGACGTGCAGACGCTGCTCGGGCACTCGCATGCCAGCATGACCGAGCTCTACAAGGACGACCGCGGGCTCGATCGGCGCGAGGGCAAATGGCGTACCGTGAGCCTGGAGCCGACGCCCGGCCGCGCGGGCGTCGCGGCCTGAGCTGCGCGGCCTGAGCTGAGCCGCCGGCCGCGCAGCAAAAAACTGTCGCACCGGGCAGTAATGCTGCGACACGCGGGGGGATAGGCTGCAAGCGTCATTCCTCGTCTGCAGGCCTGTCCATGTCGCAACCCTGGTATTCCATTCGCGCCGCGCGCGCCGCAGCCGGCGACGCGCCCAAGAGCGCCGAGGTCTACATCTTCGGCGATATCGGCGAGTCGTGGTGGGACGAAACCGTCACCGCGAAGCAGTTCGTGAAGGACTTTGCCGCGATCGACGCCGACACCATCACTGTGCGCATCAACAGCTTCGGCGGCAGCGTCACCGACGGCATCGCCATCTACAACGCCATCAAGCGCCACCGGGCCACCGTCACCGTCAGCATCGAGGCGGCCGCGTACAGCATCGCGAGCCTCATTGCCATGGCCGGCGACACGGTCGAGATGGCCGACAACGCGCTGCTGATGATCCACGCCCCCTGGGGCTACGCCGTCGGCAACAGCGCCGACATGCGCGACATGGCCGACATGCTCGACAAGTACGCGCAGGCCATGGCCAGCAGCTACGTGGCCAAGACCGGAATGAGCACTGACGAAATTCTCGCGCTGCTCACCGACGGCGAAGACCACTGGTACACCGCCGAAGAGGCGCTCGCCGCGGGTTTTGTTGACGCCGTCGCCGCCGCGCTCCCGATTGCCGCCTCGGCTGCCATTCCGCAAGCCGCGCTCTCCCGCTACCCGTCGGCAGCCGGGCGGCATCCCGCATTGCAACCCGCCGCGCCTGCGGCTTCCACTCCCCTGGAGACCCCCACCATGCCCAATCCGGCAACCCCGCAGGCGGCTGCAGCGCAACCCGCCGCCCCCGAAGCCAAGCAGCCCAGCGCTGCCGAAGTGCTCGCCACCGACAAGGCCCGCCGCGCTGGTGTGCGCGCCGAGTTCGCTGTCGCCGCCAAGATGGCCGGCGCTGATGCGTCCACGCTCGCCAAGCTGCAGCAAGAGTGCGAAGACGATTCCGGCTGCACCCCCGAGGCCGCCGCGCGCAAGATCCTTGCCGCCATGGCGCAGCGCCACGTCGAGCCCGTGGGCGCGACCCACATCGAAACCGTGGAAGACGAGGAAGACAAGCGCCGCGACAGCATTGTGGCCTCGCTCCTGGTGCGCGCCGGCGTGGCCGATGCCGCCACCCGCGAGCGCGCCCGCGCGTCGCAGTATCGCGGCGCAAAACTGCTCGACATCGCCCGCGCCTCGCTCGATCGCGCCGGCATCAAGCACGGCCACATGGATCAGATGCAGCTCGTTGGTGCCGCCTTCACCCAGGGCACCAGCGACTTCCCGATCTTGCTCGAAAACGCCATGCACAAAACGCTGCAACAGGCGTACTCGACCGCCCCGGACACCTGGAGCCGCTTCTGCAAGCGCGGCACCGTGACCGACTTCCGCGACCACCCGCGCTACCGCGTCGGCTCGCTGGGCAATCTCGAAGCGCTCAACGAGCTCGGCGAGTTCCGCAACAAGACGATCCCCGACGGCGAGCGCGCCAAGGTGCGTGCCGGCACCAAGGGCAACGTCATCAACCTGAGCCGCCAAGCCATCATCAACGACGACCTGGCCGCATTCCTGGGCCTGGCCGACGCGGCCGGCCGCGCCGCAAAGCGCACCGTCGAAGCGGACGTCTACGCGATGCTCGCTCTCAACAGCGGTGACGGCCCGACGATGGACGACGGCTACGCGCTGTTCCACGCCAACCACGCCAACAAGACGACTTCGGCGGCGCTGAGTGTGGCGGCGCTCGACCTCGACCGCGTGGCCATGGCGTCGCAAACCGACGTCGGCGGAAACGACTTCCTCGACCTGCGGCCTTCCGTGCTGCTGGTGGGCCTCGCCCTGGGGGGGGGCGCGCGTGTGATCAACGGCGCGCAGTACGACCCCGACGCCGCCAACAAGCTGCAGCGCCCGAACATGGTCAACGGGCTGTTCCGCGACATCGTGGATACGCCGCGCATCACCAGTAACCGCCGCTATCTGTTCGCCGACCCCAACGAAGCGCCGGTGCTCGAGGTGGTATTCCTCGACGGCAACGATACCCCGTATGTCGAGAGCGAGGACGGCTTCACCGTCGATGGCACCCGCTGGAAGGTGCGCCTTGATTTCGGTGTGGGCGCGGTGGATTACCGCGGCGCGGTGACCAACGTCGGCGGCTAACCCCTACCCCACCTCAAGCGCCGGGCCATGACGGCCCGGCCAACCAGGAGAACGCAGCATGCAGACCTACATCCAGGAGGGCCGCACCCTCACCCTGACGCCCGCGGCCGATGTGGCCGCGGGCGTCGGCTACCTCTTCGGCGCCGGGCTGTTCGGCGTGGCGCTGGCACCTGTGACCAGCGGCGCCGCGGGCGAGTTCATCACCGAAGGCGTGGTGACCATCGGCAAGACCAGCGCGCTGGCGATCAGCGTCGGCGATCGCCTGTTCTGGGATGCCACCAACAAAGTGGTCAACAAGACCGCCACCGCGCAGGTGTGTGTGGGCGTGGCCGTGTCGGCCGCGGTCAACCCGTCGAGCACGGTGCGCATCAAGCTCGGCACGTATCTGCCGGCCGGGACCTGATCGACCATGAGCGCGATCGGGGCGATGCTGACCGTGTCGGTGGACCGCATCTACGCCATGGACGGCGAGGATGCCAGCTTCACCGCGCGCGACGCCGCCCCGGTGCCGTGCTTGGTGCTGATCGACCACAGCCTGCAGCAGTACGGCGAGACCGCGCGCGTGGCGGGCAAGACCGTGGCCGTGAGCGTGCGCGTGGCGCAGGTGCCGGCCATGCCGCGGCGCGGCGACACCTTTGCGGTGACCGGCGGCGAGCTCGCCGGGCGCACGCTGGTGGTGGATTCTGTGCTGCGCTCGGATGCGCTCGAGCACACGGTGCTGGCCGCATGACCGCCGTTGCCTACGATGTCCAGATCGACCGCGAGGCCATCCAGGAGGCACTGAGCCTCTTTGAATTCCTGGGCGGCAACAGCGCGGATGCGCTGCGCGTGGCGATCAACAAGACTGGCCCGAAGGTCAGGACGGCTGCATCGAAGGCGATCCGCGGCGAGGTGCGGCTGACCGCGAGCTACGTCGGCGACAAACTGAGCTTCAAGCGGGCGACGCGCGCCGATTTGTCGGGCGCGATTCGCACGCCCTCGCGCGGGCTGCTGCTCACCAAGTTCTCGGACGATCCCGCCGTCGCGGCCGATGGCGTGTCGTGGATCAAGCCGCCGCCGCAGCCATTCGGCGGCCTGTTCGTGAAGGTGAAGCCGAGCGGCGCCGCGAAGAAGATTGGCCGCGCCGACGCGAGCAAGCCGTTCTACGTCGTGCTGAAGAACAGCCGCGCGCTGGGCATCGCGCGCCGCCTGGCCGACGGCAAGCTCGACGTGCTGCACGGCCCGTCGCTGTCGCAGGTGTTCGGCAACATCCGCGAGGATGTGCTGCCCGATGCCGGCGCCGAGCTGCAGCGGCAGATGCTCGACGCCATGCGCTACCTGCTGGTCAAGCAGCACCCGGCGGAGACCTGACCATGGCCACCCCGATTCGCGAGCGTCTGCTCTCCGCACTGACCACCGCCGTGGCCGGCGAGTACGGCATCCCGGCACCCGAAGACGAGCGCGACCTGCCGGTGACGATCGTACAGGACGGGGCCGACGAGGCGGGCGGCAGCTATGGCGTGGTGGCCTGGACAACGCCGGTGGCGATTGGCCGCGCGGCGGCGGCGGTCGATACCTCGGCGATGACGCCCACGGCGGCGCGCGCCGCGCTGCGCGCGCAGGCGCACGACATGCTTGCCGCGCTGTGGGTGGCGCTGGAGGCCGACCCTACCTTCGGCGGCCTGGCTGACGGCGTCGAC